TAGACAGGTTTTAGGCGACGATGATGTATTCTGGGAGTACAAAGGAGCGACTAGTATAGTATTTTTTCAAAACAGAGATAAACTAAGTTTAGAACTAAACAATTTCTGTAAAGAAGCCCTTAATATAGATGCATCAGACGCTATTAGGCTCAACTTAGATATGTGTCACGATCCTAATCGTAATTATCCTCTTACTAACACATACGAGGAAGATACGGTACTTAACTGTTTAAATAGTTATGATAAGACTATAACGATAGACCACTACGACAAAACAGAAATGACAGAAAAAGAGTTTTTTCATACGGCCTATCACTATCAACGTAAAAATAGATATTGGAGATGTCAAATTTTATAGATAAACAAAATGATATACGACTCTAAAGATAGCTTTCTCTATGTAAACGTATGGGAATGGTTAACCCCAGACGATGTACTAAATTTTATTAATTTACATAAAGTAGATAACCTAGTTTTTGATTCTACTTCTGAACCGTTTTTATTTGACCCCAACAATCGCTTGGATGAACTTTTTTTTGATGGATTAAATAATCTCAATTTAAGAAAGTGTAATATATTTACAGGTCATTTTATAGATAATGAAACTATAAACAAATTCCCTAATTTAAAATTCAGTACTTTTCCATTCATTTTTCTAAGTAAAACAGCAGCATGCTCACATACTGGTTTTAATTTTCCTCTTTTAACTTTTGATAAAGAGAACATAAAAACTTTATTTCATTCCCATATAGGTAGACCTAGAGAGCATAGATGTATGCTTATAGACTACTTAAGTAAGGAAGGTTTATTTGATTACTCTACTATGAGCTATGTAATTAATATAAGTGAATATATTGGTTCAAATAACAAGGAACATATAGACGGTTATTTTAAATACAAATATTGGACAGAAACTAAACTTATTGATAGTAGTGATAAAGGAGTAGAGACTGCTTTTATTGACAATTATGCTAAACCTGGAGAACAGTACATTAATAGCTTATTTGATTTAGTTCAAGAAACCAGCCCTGATCATATATTCTGGACAGAAAAAACCTGGAAGCCTGTTTTATATGAAAAGCCTTTCATTATTTGGGGAGCACCAAAAATTAATAGTAGATTAAAAGAGTTTGGATTTAAATTATTTGATTCTGTAGTAGATTATAGTTTTGACGAAATAGAAGACACAGAGGAAAGAGCTAAAGCATTAGTTAGTGAGTTAAAAAGACTTTCATCCGGTAATTATCAACAAATGTACAGTGATATGAGAGATGTTTGTGAAACAAATAGAAAACAGGCTATAGAGATTATTTATAATGAAAAATCTGAGAGACCTATTTTTTCTCAAATAAGCAAACTAACCTCCAGATTTAGTCAACTTATCTTTAATTTTGACGAATTAAATATATGTCAACACCAGATACAATTATAAGATGTCACCTAAAGTAAGAATAATAAATCAGTGGAGTAATGAGTATAATGTCGCCGACTATCAATGGTGGTACAATGATTTATTAGAGCAAAATTACGATGTTCTAATTTTTAACGGACTATGGGAATGGGAATTTTATCATCCTTGGGATCATAAAAACGAATGGAAATATAAATTTGAAAAATTAGTATACGAAAGAGGAGTACAAATTTATATACTCCATGGTACAAACGGTCCTATACATAAAGGAAGAGTAAAAACTACTGTACCTGGAGATACTGTTTATATGCACTTTCCTTTATTTTGGCTATACTGTACAGGGTTTTATGGAAGAGGAGCCGTAGATGATCCTGAAGGACATATCTTAACATATGATCTTGAACATAATAAAAGACATTCTCAACCCATCAACCCAGATACATTGTTTATTAGCCTAGTTAATAAAGCACACGACCATCGCTGTTATGGAATGGATCAACTTGCTAGGTATAAGATACTTACAAACGGAGTAGCTAAAAATGGAATTATAAATTATAGCTGGCACGATCAGTTAGATCAGAGTAAAGACTACCCATTCGTGTATTGGAAGTACCAAAAGACCTCTTTATCTGATCCTTATTCTGTGAATTTAGATTCATATATGACTACCCCTGATGAACAATTTAGTTCTGCATTTAATATAGTTTTTGAATCTCATATGCACGAAACATTTTGGACCGAAAAAACATTTACTGCAATACTACTAGGTAAACCCTTTTTAATTTTAGGCGGGGAAGATATGAATATCGGTCTTAGTCCTTATGGATTTGAAAAATTTGATGAGGTTATCGATTACAGTATTGATTTAGATCCAAATTATCAATCTAGATACAGTAGATATGCTCAAAACCTAGCAAATATAAAACAAGAATATTTGGGTAAAGAAAAAGAACTTTATAATCTACTTAAACCAAAAGCAGAACACAATAAGCAACTAATGATTACAATTCTTAAAGAAAAAAAATTTATACCTCCTGCTATCAAAGAGCTTTTAGAAAGATACAATGTAGCAAATAAAGTGGGAGGATTTGATTTTTTACTTTAAAAAAGTTGTTTTTTTGATATTTATTTTATATATTGTTATTAACTAAAACACAGTTTTCATGAAAATAGGATTTATAGGAGTCGGCAAATTAGGAAAAGACGCAGCCGAAGTAATGGCAGAAAAACACGACGTATTAGGATACGACGTTGCCGACGTCAAACCAGAAAATTTTCAAATGGTACCTACGATCAAGGATGTATGCCAAGATCGAGAAATGATTTTCATTGCCGTACCTACTCCACACCACCCAGACTACGATGGTAGATATCCTACTGCTCATTTACCTAACAAAGACTTTAACTATACGATAGTAAAAGATGTATTAACAGAAGTAAATAAGCATGTAACTAAGGATCAACTTGTAGTTTTAATTTCAACAGTACTTCCCGGAACAATCCGTAGAGAGTTTATTAACTTAATTCCTAACGGTAGATTTATTTATAACCCATACTTAATTGCTATGGGAACAGTAAAGTGGGATATGGTTAATCCTGAAATGGTTATTATTGGAACTGAGGACGGTTCTATGACCGGTGATGCACAGTTACTTTTAGATTTTTATAGAACATTTATTAAAGAAGGTACTAGATATGAAGTTGGTACTTGGGATGAAGCAGAAGGAATTAAAATTTTCTATAATACATTTATCTCTACAAAAGTTGCACTAGTTAATATGATTCAAGACGTTGCTGAAAAATCAGGTAACATGAATGTAGACGTAGTAGCAGGAGCATTAGAGAGATCAACTTATAGAATCTTAGGACCAGCTTACATGAAAGCAGGAATGGGAGATGGTGGTGGTTGTCACCCAAGAGATAATATCGCTTTGCGCTATATGGCTGAAAGTCTAGATTTAGGTTATGACTTGTTTGACGCAATTATGAATGCTAGAGAAGTACAAGCTAAAAATATGGCTCAAAAGTTAGTTGATATTGCTAACGACAGTAAACTACCTATCATTATTCTAGGCAAAGCATATAAACCAGACGTAGACTATATTGACGGTTCTTCTTCTATATTAGTCGGTCATTATTGTTCTGAATTGGGTATAGTACCTGAATTTGATCAACCTAATCCGTACAAAGCAGTTTACCTATTAGCACATATGGGTAAGGATCATGATTATGATTTCCCTGCTGGTTCCGTAGTTGTAGATCCATGGAGAGCGTTTATACCAAAGAACGACTCAATTGATGTAGTGCACTATGGCAACACCAGAATACAATAGGCTTTTTGCAGTAGGATGTAGTTATACTAATTACGCGACTCCTACCTACGCTGACATACTAGGGCTGAATTTCTACAAAACAGTCAACATGGGTAAATCAGGCGGAGGTAATAGGTACATATTTAATACACTTTGTTATGTATTTAATGAACTTAAGCCTAAAAAAGGCGACGTAGTAATAGCCCAATGGTCAGGAATTGCTAGATATGATTCAATTATAGGACAAAGTGTAGATTGGTCTACCCCGGGAAACTTAAATTGGCAAGGTATCTATCCTCTAGACGAATTTGTTAAGCCTTGGTTTAATATAGTGGAAAGAGCGTACGAATATGTTAGCTATATTACTGCCATCGCCGCACTCGCCAAACAATCAGAAGCCACTTTTATTAATACTAATATGTTTGACCCGTGGCATGGTATGTTTTACGGAGAACCTTTTCAAACAGAAGTATTTAACTCCCAACTCAAGTACATTAATAGATACTTTCCAAAAGAATTAATGCAAAGAACTTGTCAAGAGTTAAACTTTCCAACAAGTATCGAAGAATACCAGTGGCAAGTTGGTCCTTTCGCGCAGCCTTATTTATTTAATAAGACAGGCCAAGGTATATACGATACTGATCTTCCTGATGGTACTCAAAGAGATACTCACCCTACCACTAAAGGACATCACGAGTACGCTAAGTATATAGATAAATTATATGAATTAGGATGTAACCATATATATTCTGATGCTGTTACAGCAGTAGTAGATAAAGTACATGCAGATCAAACAGACCCTACATTCTCCTTTATAAAATCTAGAAAAGATAAAATGTACGAATCTTCGGCGAAATCAAACGTAAGTTATGACCCACAGTACTTTTACCATAAAGTAAAAGCCAAGGGTCATTATTTTCAACGCCACCATTCTTTAGATATACATGGATACTCTAATGACCCGGTAAAGAGATGGCTAAAGCAGTAATTATTTCTGGACTTTTAGATAGTCTTTCTGAAAATATTATTCCTATAATCAAGAATAAGGATGTATACGTTCATACCTGGTATAACAAAGAAAATGAACGGTGGATAAACAAACTCAATAGATTTAAAAAATACACAACCAATCTGTATATAACTGTTGATGAACCGAAGTATGAATCTAAACTCTTCTCTCATTTCTATTCTACTTGGAAAGCATTTAATATTATTCAAGATGCTAGTAAATATAACCTGGTAGTTAAACTTAAACCTAATTTAGAGACAGAGAAGATAGAATACCAAGGTAATATAGAAGATTACTTTTATAAAGCATACATATCTAATAGACCTTTATTAAATAACTATACATATAAAGACTGTATGTACGGCAGTATATACTATAAGACTATAGATGAAAGATTTTTTTCCGGACACCCGTTGGTATTTGAAAAAATATTTCGTATCTTAGAAGAAGAACTAGATATTAAAATGCAAAACATTAATCAGGAACTATCTACCAAGTACGGTAACTACGAAGGAAGCCTGTTTTGGACGAAATGGTTTGATAATTTAAATATTCCTATTATTCAAGATACTGATTTAGTTCTACCTAATAATATACGTAGTAAATATGAAACTTACTAATGAAGAATGTATCCAACTAATACAACAAAGTGAATCTCATGATTGGCATAGAGTAGAAAGAATTTTAACTAAGTACTTTATTAACTACAACGTCACGTTACCAGAATCTATTATTAGTAAAGTAAAAGAGTACACAAGAAAAGAACTGAACATTGAACTTTTAAACCTCGACTTCAAAGACTCAGCATTTTTGAAATATACAAAAGGAGACGGTTTCGAAAGACATAATGATAACAGGTCAGATAATCCACAAAATGCAAATAGGGTATATACACTAAACATAAGATTAAATAATGAATACAAAGGTGGAATTTTCTACTTAGATGATAAACCGTACATTAAAGAGGTAGGAGAAATATATTCGTACCGTTCTACTATGTTTCATCATGTAAGTGAGGTTTCCGAAGGAACTAGGTATTTACTTGCTCTATTTATTAGAGTAAAAGATTACGATTACGAAAAAGCAAAGCAAATTATATAAAATGGCAAACACTATTAAACTTACAGAACAAGAAATAAGTACACTAAGAAATATTTCCGACAAGTTTACTGCGATGAAAGCAGAATTTGGTAATATTTATTTACAGGAAATTAACCTCAAAGAACGTAAAGAAAGAATAGAACTTTTCTATAAGGAATTACAACAAGCTGAGCAAAATATTGCTAAAGAGCTTCAAGATAAGTACGGTAAAGGAACAGTCAATACAGAAACTGGAGAATTTACTAGCTTAAGTTAAGAAATAAATTTATTTAGTTCTTTTATAGGAAGAGGTTTCGGACCTCTTTCCCTATTTATAAATGTTGATAGAACAGTTACATAGAAAACGTTTTCGATTAACAGACGATATTTATTATAGAACGAATAATCTAATTTAAGATAAAATGGCAGAATCTTTAATCTCCCCAGGGGTCTTATCAAGAGAGCAAGATAGATCTTTTATTGCACCAGCAGCACTAGAGGCAGGCGCAGCATTTATTGGCCCAACAGTACTTGGACCAGTAGAAGAACCAACAGTAGTAACATCATACGGTGATTACCAAAGAAAGTTTGGTGTAACTTTTGCTTCTGGTTCTAACAAATATGAATTTTTAACTTCCCTAGCAGTTAAGTCTTACTTTGAGCAAGGCGGTAATACAGCATTGATCACCAGAGTAGTAAACGGCTCCTTCTCAGGTGCTAGTAACACTAACATTGCTGCTAATGACGGCGGAAGCGCTCCTTTTACTTTAAAAACTCTTAGCAAAGGATCACTTCTAAACAACTCTACTGGAGCTAGCGATCCTGGTTCTTTAAACAGTGACGGTTCATTAGTATCTGGTTCAGAAGACAACATTAGATGGGAGATTGCAAATGTTGACGCTAACGCAGGTACTTTCTCTTTAATCGTAAGAAGAGGAGATGACAGTACTAAACAAAAAACTGTATTAGAATCGTTCAATGATTTGAGCCTAGATCCTAACAACGAAGGCTACGTTGCCAGAGTAGTTGGAGATCAGTATAAAACTAAATCAACTGATGGAACTTCTACTTATATTTCTACTGTAGGTTCTTATGTTAATAGATCAAGATACATCTATGTTAACTCAGTTGATAGACAGACAATTAACTACCTTGCAAACGATGGAGTAAACATAAGAGATAACGCTTATACTGGTTCCCTTCCAGTAGCTAGCTCAGGTTCGTTCCACGGAGCACAGGGTGATTTATATCAAGCTTCTGCACCTAATAAGCACTTTAGCGCTATTACAAACGGAAACACTCAAGGTCTTGATGCAGCAGATTATGCAGATGCTATCTCGATCTTAACTAACCAAGATGAATATGTATTCAATATCGTATCTACTCCTGGTTTGATTTATAACTTTGGAGATCACAAAACTCAATTAGATAGCGTAATTTCCTTAGCGTCTTCTAGAGGCGATTGTATCGCAGTAGTAGACCTTTCTCCTTACGGAAGCACAGTATCTAACGCAGCTGGACATGCTTCTACAGTAAACAGCTCTTATGCAGCTTCTTACTGGCCATGGTTACAAATGGCAAGCTCAACTGGTAAGTTAGAATTTGCTCCTGCTTCTGTAGTGATTCCTGGAGTATATGCATTTACTGATAGTGCAGCAGCACCTTGGTTTGCACCTGCTGGTTTAACAAGAGGAGGAATTCCTAACGTAATCCAAGCAGAAAGAAAACTTACAAGATCTCAAAGAGATACTCTATATGCAGCAAACGTTAACCCAATTGCTACATTCCCAGGAAGCGGTATTTCAGTATTTGGTCAGAAGACTTTACAGAAGAAGAAATCAGCTCTTGATAGAGTTAACGTAAGAAGATTATTAATTGACCTTAAGAAATTCTTAGGTGATCAAGCTAAGTCATTAGTATTCGAACAAAATACTATTGCTACTAGAAATAGCTTCTTGGCAGCAGTTAATCCATACTTAGAATCAGTAGTACAGAGACAAGGTCTTTATGCTTACAGAGTGGTAATGGACGATACTAATAACACAGCCGATGTAATCGATAGAAACCAATTGATAGGACAAGTATATATTCAGCCAGCTAAAACTGCAGAATTCATTACCCTTGACTTCGTAATTGAACCAACTGGAGCATCATTCGGCGCATAAATTTAAACTTGGATATTTATAAATAAACAACAAAGAAATGGCAGTACTAGATCCTAACGAAATAATGTTTAAAGCCTTCGAACCGAAGGTACAGAACAGATTTGTCATGTATATCGATGCAATTCCATCGTTCATGATTAAAAACGTAAAAGCTCCTACTTTTACAGACAACGTAATTAAGCTTGATCATATGAACACGTATAGAAAAATACGTGGGAAGAGAGAATGGGCAGAGATGACCATGACTCTATACGATCCGATCACTCCTTCTGGAGCTCAGGCAGTAATGGAATGGGCTAGATTAGGATACGAATCAGTAACAGGTAGAGCTGGATATTCTGACTTCTACAAAAAAGATTTAACTCTTAATATTTTAGGACCTGTAGGGGACGTTATTGGAGAGTGGATCATCAAAGGTGCATTCGTGACTAACGGTGATTTCGGTCAATATGACTGGACATCTGATGCAGTAGTTGATTTAGCAATTACTATTAATATGGATTACTGCGTACTTAATTACTAGGATCAAAGTACTTAATTATAATAAAGAAAGCCCGCTTGTCGGGCTTTTTTTTTACCATGAAAATACTAATAGAAGGAGATAGCTGGGGTGTTGGCTGTTGGGCAGGTTATGATAATAAAATATACCATCCTGGATTAACACAATACCTGAATGAAGAAGGCTACAGTGTAGATAATTGGAGCACTGGAGGGAAAAGAATCTATGAGTTACTAAATCAACCTATAAACGAATACGACTACATTTTTGTATTTCTTCCAGACCCTTTAAGAGGTTTTGATGAAGAAGCTTTTAGATTAATTAACACGTATAGAGGAGTACTTAACACAGTTATAGACATTCAAAAAAAATATTTTGATATTTGGAATAACTTGAATAAAAAAATTCATATCATAGGATGTGGATTTAAAGCAGAAAAAAGCATTATACAGAATTATCAAAATTTAGAAATAGTAGTACCAAGTATGATTGAGTACTTATACCCTGACTTTATACATCCCCCACTTCAACCTGGACCGTGGGTTAACTGGATTGATAGTAGATTTAGCTTACACGATATTGATAAATTTATCTCAGGTAAAAATGAACATGAAAGAACTACTTCAAAGGAATTCAAAAAATATTTTGCTCCTGATGGGTACCATATGAACCATTTAGCACATAAACAGTTATTTGAGTATATCCAAAATAATATTTTCAATATTAAGAGAAGTTCAAGAGAAGTTTAAGGAAGTATTACCTATTTATTAATAGATAATATTCCAAATGAAGAAAGCACTGACCACTCTGTTGCTGTTATTCGGAATGATAGCAGTAGCAAACACTACCGACCCGGTAGGAGAAAAAAACACTCGACACTGCCACTATAAAGCAGAGTATTATGCGATTAGAGCGCAATTACAAGATGGAGACATTACTATTAAAGAAGCTCAACGTAAATGGAAGAAAGCATTAAAACAACTTAAAAAAGAAGAAGAGGCTAAATAAGCCTCTTTTTTTTAAAATATAGTTGCTTAAAAAAATAAAAGTTCATATATTTATATATAAACTAGTTTACAATTAAATATTTATGGAACCAAAATTTAAAATTCCTACTGAAACGGTAGATCTACCTTCCAAGGGAAAACTTTACCCTGAAGGACATCCCCTCAAGAGCGGTACTATCGAAATGAAGTACATGACAGCTAAAGAAGAGGATATTCTTACAAATCAAAACTTTATACAGAAAGGTATAGTTATTGATAAACTACTTCAATCACTTATTGTCACCAAATTTGATTATAATGATCTATTGATTGGTGATAAGAATGCTCTAATGGTCGCAGCAAGAATTCTTTCTTACGGAAAGGATTACGAATTTGAGTATAAAGGACAGAAGGTAGTAGCAGACTTATCTGAAATAAAAGATAAAGAACTAGATTTTTCTACAATTAGTGAGGGACAGCAAGAATTTACTTTTAATTTACCTAAAAGCGGTAATGAAGTAACATTTAAGCTCCTTACTCATGGTGATGATAGAAAAATTGATAGAGAAGTAGAAGGACTTAAAAAGATTAGCAGAGATAACGATACTTCCATGTCTACCAGACTTAAATATATTATTACTTCAGTAAATGGAGACAGAGAGCAATCTACTGTTAGACAGTTTGTCGACCAAGGACTCTTAGCACAAGACGCTAGAGCTCTTAGAGAGGAATATACCAGAGTACAGCCAGATGTTGAATTTAAAGTGTACCATGTAGACGAAAACGGTGTAGGGGAGGACATCGATGTGCCGGTCACAGTCAACTTTTTTTGGCCTGACGCCTAACGAGGCAGCTGAGTATAGAGCAGGGCTCTTCTCTCAGATACACGAAATTGTTTTTCATGGTAAAGGCGGCTATGATTTCGGAACCGTGTATAACATGCCAATATGGTTACGAAGATTAACCTTTAAGAGAATAGCTGAATTCTATGAAGATCAGAACAAACAGAATAAAGCTCCTTCATCTTCCAATGAAATAGCAAGAGGACCAAATATATCTCCGTCCTATAGTACAAAGGCTTCTAAATAATAGAGGCCTTTACTATTTATAAGAAATAAGACTACTTACCATGGCTGACGAATTTGATATTCCTTCTGGTGACGCTGCAGGATCTAAAGCTAGAAAAAAGCAATTAGACGACCTGAGAAAGAGTGCGGTCGATGCTCAAGCAGAGATAAAAACTCTAGCCCAAGAATTTAAGGAACTAGAAAAAAGCGCTAAAGAAATAGGAGTAAAGCAGTATGTAACTTCTGCGGAAGTAGGCAAGGTATCTAAATTACAAGATGCAATGTCTAAAATGACTGTTGATACGCTTAAATCTGCATCAGCCCGTAAATCCTTTATGAATGATATCGTTAAAGCAGAACAAGAAGAAGCTGCTTTAATGCAAAAAAGAAAAGCTATAGGTCTTGAAATTTCTAAGCTTGAACAAGATGCAGCTAGAAAAGAACAGGAAGCTAGAAATATTATTAAAGAAGCTACTAAAGAGTATCAAGAGGCTTTAGAGAAAGGAAATAAAAAAGCGATAACATCAGCAGAACAAAAACTTAAAGCTGCTGAAGCACAGGCTAAATATGCTCAATTAGATATTGCAGATAGTAAAACAGCAATATCAAACCTCAAAGGTCAAGCTCACTTAGTTGATGAAAGAGTTAAACATCAAAAGGAGAGTATAGAAAAAGCTAAGGAGTTTCACAAAGAAATAGATAAAATAAATAAAGCTGGAGGTAAGACCCTACAGGCATTTGCTAAGTTAGGTGAAACGCTTTCGTCAACTTTACCTATACTTGGCGGTGCGTTCAATACATTATTTGGTTCACTAGGTAAGGCAGCTGAAATGTATCAAACTGCAGCAGCACAAGGTACAAGTAAATTAGGAGCCGGACTTAAAGCTGCTACTGGAATGGTAAAATTACTTTCAGTAGCAATGGCAACAGGCTTTATTAAATTACTATTTGATGGAGCAAAGCTTGCTAGTGAAATAGGGGTAGAGGTAAGAAAGGGACTAGGAGGTGGAATGATTGATGCCGGAAAATCAATTGCAGCGGTTGGTCAAGCAGCTGGTGCACTTAGTATTCCAATTCAACAAGCAGCTGCTTTCGTAGGTCAAATGAACGACGCCTTAGGAACCTCAGCTGGATTTTCAGGAAAGATTTTAACTACCTTTGGTACTCTTACTACCAAAATGGGGGTATCTGCCGAAGCAGCAGCTAATCTATACGGTATGGCTGCTAAGTCAAATCAAGAGTTTGGCGAAATGGTCGAACTTATTGGAGGTACTACTGAAAAATTAAATGCTTCTAACAAAGCAGCAATCGCTCCCAAAGCAGTATTCGAAGAGATGGGCAAACTATCTCAAGAAATACTTTTTAACAACAGTAAAAACCCTAACGCGTTAATTAAAGCAGCATACGGTGCAAGATTAATGGGTATGGAATTAAATAGGGTTGCAGAAGCAGCTGAATCTACTTTAGATTTTGAAGGTTCACTTCAAAAAGAAATGGAAGCTGAGTTAATTCTAGGAAAACAGTTAAATTTAGATAGATACCGCGCAGCGGCCGCTACTGGAGATACTGTAACTGCTCAAAAAGAATTGTCTAAAGCTATTGCGGAAAATAAAGATAAATTAAAAGGAAACGTACAGGCACAGAAATTATTTGCTGAGGCTTACGGCGTTTCCAAAGAAGAAGTAGCCAAAGCTGTCAATATGACAGAAAAGCAACAAAAAATCGCTAAACAAGACGCAGCAAGAAAAGAAGCTAATGACAAGGCTGCTAAAATGAGAGCAGAAGATCTTGGAAAAGCCCAATTAAAAGTATACCAGACTGTAGCTAAGCTATCTGACAGAATCCAAGCATTTCAAGATGCGATGGCGTTAGGAGCTAAGGCATTTTTTGATGATTTAAAAGCTGCATTTGATCCTAAAAATATCGGAGCATCTATAGGGAGAATTAAAGACCTAATTGTTAAAACCTTTAGAGATGCATTTAAAGGAGCTAATAAAGGTATATTAGCTAATGGAGGTATATTAGGTAAACTTTTAGGTGCAGGAGCGATAGCAGGCGGAACGATTACTCTTGGAATTAAAGGACTTAGCGCTTTAGGCGGTATGTTCAGTAAGATGAGAGGTACTAGAATGATGCCTATGTGGGTTAAAAACGTAGGTGATAAAGCTGCTGGTATGCTCGGCGGCCTGTTTGGTAGAAAAAAACCACCTCCATTACCAGGAGCCGCCAAAACAACAGGTATGTTTGCTGGTGTTCTTGGGAAGTTTAGTAAAGTAGGAGATAAGTTTGGTAAAGTAGGAGATACTTTAAAAGATAAACTACTAGGAAAAAAGATAGGAGGACAGTTTATAAAAGGCGGCGGAAGAGCCGCTGCAGGCGCTCGAGCAGGATTTTTTGGAAAAGGAGGTTTAGGAGCAGGCGCCGCTGGTTTAGGTGCAGGTATAAAACAAAGGCTGGGAGATTCTGTTGGAGGATTGAAAGATAAGCTAAAGGGCGGCGTTGGTGGTCTATTCGGCGGTAAAAAGAAAGGAGATAAAACTCAAGAAGCAGCAGCAAGTGGAGGAGGAGACGGTAAGTCTGTTATGCCACCAGGAGTAGATGATAAGAGCGGTGGAATCCTTAAAGGCTTTGCTATGGGGTTAAAAGCATTCGGGTCGGGTGCTGCCCAAATTCTGATAGGTGCAGCTGTATTAGGCGGTGTTATCATAACATTAGCAGCAGCAATTGGAATTGGCGGATTAATATTAGCCTCCATGATGCCTAAAATCGTCAAAGGAATGAAACCTATTGAAGAAATTGATGCTGCTAAAATGACTAAGGGAGGTTTATCCTTAGTTGCTGTTGGAGCTGGTTTTGCTGCTTTAGGAGTTGGTATGGCAGCAATGGCAGTTGGAGGTTTATTCGGCGCAATTGGAGGTTTATTCGGCGGCGGAGGAGGTCTTGATGAAGAGACCATGAGTAAAATTGAAGATTTTGAAAAGTATAATTTAGATGATAATAAAATCAAGAAAAATGCAGCTGCTGTAGTAGCCTACTCAAAAGGTATGGCTGCATTAGGTGCAGCAGGAATAGCTAGCGCCGTCGGTTCGTTAGGTAGTATGTTTAGCTCTTTATTTGATGCAGCAGTTGGGAAATCACAGCTAGATAAAGTTAAAGAGTTCGGTTCAATAGAACTACCAGTTGAAGCTATCAAGAATAACGCCAATGCTTTAGTAGCGTACATGAAAGGTATGGCTGCATTAGGTGTAGCAGGAGTAGCTAGTGCTCTCGGTTCGTTAGGTAGTATGTTTAGCTCTTTATTTGATTCAATGGCTGGTAAATCACAGCTAGATAAGGTCAAAGAATTCGGTTCAGTAATACTGCCAACTGAAGCTATCAAGAATAACGCTGAAGCTTCTGTAGAGTACGCAAAGGCTATGCTAGCACTAGCAGCTTCAGGTGGAGCAGGAATGTTAGGTTCTTTAGGTAACTTAGGAAGTACCTTATTAGACGGTATCAATGGTTTCTTTGGTGGAGAAGATCCTCTAACCAAGAACATACGTAAAATGAAGGAGTTTGGTAAAATTCAACTTGACGCCGGTCCAATTAAAGCAAACGCAGAAGCAGTGGCTGCTTATGCTACTGCAATGGCTGCCTTGGCAAAAGCTCAAGGAGCAGGAGCATTAGGTTCTTTAGCAGAGGTGGGCAGTGCAGTATTTGACGGAATTAAGAGCTTTTTTGGAGGTGGAGATTCCGGTAATGATACTATACCGGTTGATAAAATGATTGAATTTGGTAAGTTGCCACTAGCTCAACATGCTGATGCTATTAAGGCAAATGCCGAAACTATTTCTAAATTTGGAACTGCAATGTCGTCAATGGAGGATTTTGATGACTATGCAGATGATATGGAAGATGGAATAGATGATGCGATATCTGCAGCTAAGAAGTTGAGTAAGATGAAGGAAATAGATCTTGCAGGGGTTGCTTCATTAAAAAGAGCAGTAACTAAATACTTAAAACCTTTAGCAGATATAGATTTAGATGGACTACCGGGTAATGCTCGAGCAGCTCAAAGATTTGCCCGTGCTATGGCAACAGGAACTATACAGGCACGACTGGAAATAGACACCTTCTTTAAGACAGAAATTGATGTACTTAAAAAAGAAATAGTCGACACCAGCAATAATGAGGTTACCGAACTTAGAAATATGATGGTAGCGAATGATGATATGCATAAAAAAGAACTAAAGGAATTGAAAGCTCAGTCAATGCTACTTTACAAGTATATTGCACAACCGCAAAATACAACTATTAGGCTAGATACATTTGATGTGGGAATGGCACTCAGAAATGGCCTATAAAACAGACTATTTATAACAAACATTAACCTTAAAACTAAAACAATTATGCCACTTAAAGACTTAGTAACTCAAAGCACATTATCGTTAAAAGGTGAAACTCCTGCAGTAAGACCTGGAGCAGAAGCTATAAATGATTTACACTTTGTTGGAGGAAATCACGTACATTCAGATGCTAATAAGCCAATGACTCAGTTAGGAACTGCAGCAGGTACTTTACAAGGATCTAAATTTAATCAGACTACTCCTTACGCAAACCCAGAAGTACAATAAAAAATGGCATTAGTAGACCTTAAAACAGATCTTAAATCTTTAAAGTTCGAATCAGGTTTAAATAATAAACCATTCGTTGTTAAAGATATAGATGAAGAAGGCGGCGCTAACTCAATGTTAGCCGTACAAGGCATTCTCGCTAGTAAGCGATTGGATGACACTATACGTATGGCTAAATTAGTTATAGCAAAACCGGGTCTATCTCATGTCGCAAAACAAGCAATAAACGCTTTTATCAATTCTGCTGATACAAAAGCACAGTACGAAGGTGGAAACTTCAAGTTAGGAAAAGAACTAATAGATAAAGCTTTAGACTTACTTACTACTGCTGTAACTAATATTGGACAGACTCCTTTAAATGGACTAGGACTACATTTACATAAAGGTAACTTAGAATTTAAAGGAGATGCATATAGAGATTATACTAAAAGAGAATTTGGAGGAAAAACCTTTGACCACAAAGGTAGGATGATAACACAAGGGCATTCTACTAATATTGCTGCAGGTGTTAAAAAGACTAAAAAAATACCTTTAAACGAGGTCGGTGATGCAGCAAATCAAGGTAAAATAAACTACAAGCATAAATCAGCAGATTTTAACACACTTGATGGACTTGGCTCAGAAGGATATGTTCGCAAAACAGTTCCCGGTGGAGATAGTGATAAAATCAAAGATCTAGTTGATTTTAAAATATACGTATATGATCAAGGAAATACAGAAGAAGCAGCATTAATACAGTTTAGAGCTTTATTAGATAGCTTTAGTGATAACTTTACTGCTAACTGGAACTCAAGTCAGCTTATAGGTAGACCAGAATCTTTTGTTAACTATACTGGATTTGGTAGAAACGTAAGTATTGGATTTAAAATAGCAGCTTTTAGTAGAGCTGAATTAATGCCTTTATATGCTAAACTTAACTATCTAGTATCCACAACCGCTCCAACTTTCTCAGATGATGGACTCTTCATGAGAGGTACTTTAGTTAGGATAACTTTAGGAGATTACCTAGATAAAGCATGGGCTAATATAGGTACTATAGGGCTTAACTGGCAAACAAACTATCCTTGGGAAATCAGACTAGACGATGGAAAAGAAAAAGACATAATGGTTCTACCCCATGTTCTCGATGTTACTTTATCGGCCGATATTCATCATGATTTTATTCCTCAAACCGGGTATATGCCGTATATAGGATTAAATAATCAAAAGTTTTTACCTTATGATGGTAAAGGTCCAACTAAAAAAGCAGGAGAATCAATGTCTTCCTTTGACAACATTACAGGCTAATGAACAGATATCAAACAATATTGAAAAATAAAACCGAAGAGGGTAAAAGATATATACAAAATGCTATATATCCGGATATACCTGAATCTGTTGAGGATATATATGTTATTACCACTGTAGGAGATAGATACGATACTTTAGCTCAACAGTTCTACAGAGATTCATCTCTCTGGTGGATTATTGCAAGTGCTAATCCTAGCAACAAAAGCGATAGCCTGGTACCTACCCCAGGATTACAATTAAGAATTCCTGGAAACCATACTAGCATACTTAGAGATTATGAGATTATAAACAATAAAAGGTAGGTTATGTCAAATATATTTTTACAACCCTCTTTACCCTCCATTTCTACAATCAATAAAGAGGTAATTCAGCAGTTAAATTATAGAAGCAAACTTTATTCTAAGCAGTTTGACCAACCCCATTTTACTCAGCAATTTTTAAATTCTAATAATGCGTGGGTAAGGGTAGTATCTGGAGTTGATCTTGATCAAGAACCTGATGCGTGGAAAAAATTTATTCTCCAAGGAGGTACATTAGATCAAGAAGGTGCCAAATTAAGAGCAGGGTTTGATACAACTCGACCTTATGACATTAGCCCTTCTACATTTTATAATTTTGAAGAAAATGAAGGATTAGTTCCTTCACCAGGTATTACTAGCTTTCAAGTAGTCAATAAAGGCTCTGGAGGATGGTCTAGAAAAGTTTCTCTTACCATAAAATGCTATTCTAGAGAACAGTTAGCATTTATGGAACAGCTATACATGAGACCAGGGTTTCCTGTTTTTGTTGAATGGGGACATTCAGTATACCTAGACATTGATGGAAAACCGGTATTTAATCCGGCATTGAGTACTAAAGTACTAGAAGCTAAACCAAAACCATCTGAATTAAAAGAAGAGGCAGGATCACTAGTTAGTAAGAGTGGGTATAATTATGATTATTTAAGTGGAGTAGTATTTAATTACAATTGGAAGTATGAACCCGGATACTATGAGCTAGCTGTTGATATTATGGGCGAAGGAGATGCATCTGCGTTAGTTAAGTCTGTGTATGGAACGGGAGGAAAAAAACCAAGTGAAAACCAAGAAGGAGTCGGAATTGAATTTGATGAAAAATTAATAGCAACTAATCCCCTAAGTGGTATTTTTAAAGCTATCAGTAATTGTGTTAAGCCTAAATTAGATCAAGGATTTAAACCGTATTTAATTAAAGAAGATAGTTTAAATAAAGCAATAAGGCCTTTTAAGTCTGATATAGATAAAATAGTAGAACAGATCGGTAATGGTTTTAAACTTGAAGCGTACTGCTTACCAGTTACTTCAAAAGCATTAGAAGTAGAGTTTGTATATGTAAAATTAAAGTTTTTAATAGGGCTTATAAACTACTACTTTATTCCTAAGTTGAACGGAGATTCAGCACCTACTGGTAAATTTACCACAGATGCAGATAGATGTTACTATGTTACATACCCGGATCATTTTAGTGCTGATATTTCAACTTGTCTTCTACCTCAACAGACCGGAACAGTAGGAATAGACACAAAAGATCTCCCAGGTAAAAGAGAAAAGCTAGCAGGTGATATTTTAGACATTTATGTAAATGTAAGTACAGTACACTCCCTGTACAATGAAATGAAATCACAGTCTAACGACACAGAAAAATTTACAATTGATGCATTTTTATCAAATCTTTTATCGAAAATTCAAGTATCACTTGGCAATGTTAATAATTTTCAACTATATAATGATTATTACCTAAAAAATGAATTAGGTCCAAGTTCAATTGTAGACATGGAAGCCGTGCCCGCACCAGAAGGTAATGATCCAGAGAACTACACCTTACCGGTAGCAGGAAAAAATTCTATGGTTTCTAGTTTTAGTATTAACAGTCAGCTTAGTAAAAATATGATTGATTATATAGCTGCTCAAGCAATAATAACTGGACAGTCTGCAGCAAGAGGCGTTGGGGATTCAATGAGTAGATTCAACTCAGGAGTGAAAAAAAGATTTATAGAATCTACTGATGATACTAAATCTGGTGATGATGTTACAGCAGAAAAAACATATAGTGAAACTTTAGCTGATTATAAGAAAATATGGACAGATATGATGGCTAAGGGCTCTATTGATGAAGATACCTTTACAGCCATGACCGAAGAAGCTAGTTATTACATACAGTATGAATTAGCAAAAGCAATATCAGAGGAAGGAGAAGACGGAAAAAAGAAAGGACATATCGGAGCAAATCTTTCAATAGAATTACTTGGTATTGGTGGACTTAAAGTTCTTGAATTTTTTAACATACCTGCTGAACTGTTACCTTATAGTTATAAAGAAGCAGGAGTAGCATTCCAAATTATAAACATATCTCATGATATACAAAATGGTAAATGGTTAACTAAGATAGAAGCTAGAGCAATAATTTTAGGAAAGTAATATGTTTTTACCTAAATCTAAATATAAAGGACCCTTTACCGCCACTGGTGGTGATAATGAACTATTGGTTAAAGATACTCTACAGCCATATAGAGGAAAGTATATTGTTACTTACAAAAACCAATACTTTGAAGGCGAAACACCTCAAGAAGCTAAGAAAGAATTAATCTTTAAAAAAGATTATGAACAATCTCTAAAGCAAGACAATAACCTTAGACCATTAGTAGCCTTCAATGAAGGACCATCAGAAAGCGATTATAAAAATAAAAAATATACAAGATATTTTGTAAAAGACTTGCGTAAGGGTAAGATACTGGAGGTTAACCTTAAAGAATTCAACACTGCCAAAGAATACCCAGCATATTCTGTACTTCAGTTAGTTTGGGATCTATCTAAACCTGCAGATGATACAATGTACAGAGGATATCTATACATCGGTTCTGCTACCAAAAATCAGAATACTATAAACGAATCAGAAAAAGTAATGAAAGGTATAAAAAATTACCTAAAAGACCCAAAAGAGTTTGTCCTTTAACTTTTTGTGCGTATATTAGTATAAAGTAAAAGGTTTTACAAAAGTGTTTTATATAGTTGAACAAGAAGATAAGTTAGAAAGATTAGAAAGGCTAGTTAGGCTTGGATGTTATGTTGATATAATAAAGTCAAATAACAACTACCACTCAAAGCTTTCCTCTTTAGTTGCCGTATATATCAGATTGATAGGTTCAAAGAACGGCTACATCATTCCAATAAATCATAGTGAAGGCTTAAACGTAGAAAAAGAACGTGTCTTAGCACTTCTAAGTAAGGCTACTAAACTATATACATTAGATAAGAAAGACTTACTCTACTACTTTAATCTACAGGGAGCAACAGATTTATCCTTACTTTATAGCATGGTTAAGTATGACCGGCTAGAATATGTTCGTGAATCTAATAAGATTAATCACTTTTACAATAAACATAGGAATTTTTCTGAAGTAAATAAGATTATTCCTATTAGTATTCTATACGGTAATTGTGAAAACATTTACAGTCAGGTAGAAAAAGTAATTGAGTACGAAGTTCCAAAAGGATTTGAATTTTATAATACAACTGCAACGAATGTTTTTTACCTTTTAGAACAAGATGGATTAGGGGTGTACTATGACGCATTTGTAAATCTTTTTACTCCTAAAGATCCTTTAAATAATATTAAAGATAATACAGTATATACCTCTTATAATTTATACAATGCTACATCTCGCCCTACTAACGCTTTCAATTCTGTTAATTTTGCTGCTATTCCAAAAACAGCAGAACACAGAAAATGTTTCCGACCGCAAGGAGATTACTTTGTGGAGTTTGATTTTGATGGCTATCATCTTAGGCTCTTATCTGAACAGATAGGTTACCCGCTAACTAACGAATCTGCTCATAAACAGTTAGCTAAACTCTATTTTGAAAAAGAAGAGATTACTGATGAAGAATATAATCAAGCAAAACAGATTAACTTTCACGCAATTTATGGTAAAATACCCGAAAAGTTTGCTTTTTTAGAAATATTTGAAAAAATTCAAGGGTATATCGATAGCATATGGAGTGCTTATACTAATGATGGGGTGGTTTACAACCCTATCTCTAATAAGCCTTTTACAAAAGAACTAAAAGACATGCATCCGCAGAAATTAATGAACTATATGATGCAATCTTTAGAAACATCACGAAATATTAACATACTAAAAGATGTTCTTAGATATTTAAAAGATAAAAAATCTAAAGTAGTACTTTATACTTACGATGCATTACTTTTTGACTTTTATAAAGAGGATGGTAAAGACACATTAGACGATATTGAACGAATACTAAGCGAAAACGGGAAATACCCAGTTAGATTTAAGTATTCACAAAACTTAGTTTTATAGATTAATAATATATTTATATGTAAATGAAAACAGTTATAGAAAGTAACCGATTCGACTATGATTTCGGGGTAACAAGTTTAAACGAAGATATGAGCAATAAACTATTCTGTACATTCTCTACTACTGATGAGTTAGAGAATACTTTAAATGAGATACAGGAGAGATATAGAATTATTTACAACAAAATATTTGTTTTGTACTCAAAAAGTCAAGACGAATATATCTGCACGTATAATGTAGATTATGTTAATGTTTCTAATTTTCTAGAAAATACTATATTAGTACACAGAAAAAAAGAGTCCAACACACTTTATACAATCAACGCACTTAATACACTAGTTAAGGAACTTAACAACGGCGTCCTTGATAAGGACTTTAAGATTGACTGGAATGACTACAGAAACTGCATACTACTCACAAAAGGACCAGAACTAAAACGAATTAATACAAAACTTTTTCGTATAGTAGAGTTGGAATCCTGAAATAATGTTCTTATATTATAGAATAGACATTAACGTTATAATTTAAAATTAGTTATATGAATTTAGAAGCGATCAAGGCTAAGCTAGACGCCTTAAACAACAACGGTCAGCAAAGAGAGAAGACTGACTATTCCGAAATCTTTTGGAAACCCGAACTGGGCAAGCAGACGATTAGAATCGTACCATCTGCTTTTGACCCTACTTTTCCTTTCAAAGAGTTAAAATTTCACTACGGTATAGGTAAATACCCTATGGTAGCTTTATCGAATTTCGGTAAGCAAGATCCTATTGAAGAGTTTGTTAAGGAATTAAGAAAGACCAACGATAAAGACAACTGGTCTCTATCTGGTAAAATTAGTCCTAAGACTAGAATCTTTGCTCCTGTAGTAGTTAGAGGAGAAGAAGATAAAGGTGTTAGACTGTGGGGATTCGGTATTACTATCTACAAAGCTCTTCTTGCTTTAGCTGAAGACGAAGACGTAGGAGACTACACAGATGTTATCAATGGATGGGACCTAGTAGTTGAAATGACTCAAGGTAGCCCGTACCCTACTACTACAGTACGAATTAAACCTAAGCAAACCCCTCTTTCAGATAATAATAACGAAGTTGATAAGTGGTTAAAAGAACAACCTAATCCTGTAGAAGCTTTTACTCAGTATGATTACGAGTTTATTAAAAAGCAATTACAAAATTATCTATCACCAGGATCTCAAGAAGATGATGCACCTGCTGCAATTCCTGGAGGTATTGATAACGAAAGTAATTCAGCACCTGCTCCTGTTTCTAACTTTACTATGGAGACTGCTACTGCTGGGAAAAAGGACACTGTTTCACAATTTGACGACTTATTCAACGAATAATGGCTAAGAAAAAAGAAGAAGTAATAGAGAAGGCAACCGCTGAGGTAAGAAAGTCTTTCAATTTAGGTAATTTTAAGAAGAAAAAAGGATATTCCAATGCTTCTGTAAAATTTAAAGAACAAGGATGGATACCTCTCTCTACTGCTTTTCAAGACATAACATCTCTTCCCGGTATTCCCACCGGACACATCACTCTCCTTCGCGGACATAGTGATACAGGCAAGACCACTGCCTTGTTAGAAGCTGCGGTGAATGCTCAAAAAATGGGCATTCTCCCAGTCTTCATTATTACTGAGATGAAATGGTCTTGGGAACATGCTAAAGAGATGGGATTAGAGTTCAACGAAGTAACAGATACTAACGGAACTGTTACTGACTACGAAGGACATTTTCTATATGCTGATAGAGGTACTTTAAATACTATTGAAGATGTAGCAGTCTATATTGCTGATCTACTAGATGAACAAGCTAAAGGTAACCTACCTTTTGATATGTGTTTCTTCTGGGATAGTATTGGATCAGTCCCTTGCGAGCTCTCTGTTAGATCAAATAAGAATAATAATGAGTGGAATGCTGGTGCAATGTCTACTCAATTTGGTAATAACCTAAATCAAAAGATTTTATTATCTAGAAAGGAAAATTCTCCCTATACTAATACTATGGTTGCTATCAATAAGGTTTGGACTATGAAGCCTGAATCACCTATGGGACAGCCTAAATTACAGAATAAAGGAGGTATGTCGATGTGGTATGATGCTACATTAGTTGTCACCTTCGGTAATATCACTAACCCAGGTACATCTAAGATTAAGGCTATCAAGAACGGTATGCAAGTAGAATTTGCTAAGCGTACTAACGTTCAAATTGAAAAGAACCATATCGGTGGAGTACAGTCACGAGGAAGAATTGTAATGACTTCTCATGGCTTTATTGCCGACGATAAACGTGCTATCGATAGATATAAAGATGAGCATAAAGACCACTGGTTGAAGTTAGTTGGAAGTCTTGATTTTGATTTAATAGAAGAGGGAGATTTAGAAGAAGATATCATCACTCCAAATCTTCTAGACTAGTGGACTATAAAAATATACTTAACAATCTTAAAGAAACCCCACCGAGAGCATTAAATGACCATATACTGGTAGTAGATGGAATGAACACCTTGATTAGGTCGTTTTCACTGCTCAAAGCGATGAATCCCACAGGTACGCATATCGGAGGCCTCGTGGGGTTCCTTCGCTCTTTAGGGTATATGACACGTATTTTTGATCCAACAAGAGTACTTATAATTTGGGACGGAAAAGGAGGCTCTGGAAACAGACAGAATATAAATCCCGAATATAAAGCTCAAAGGGCAAATGCACGTATTACTCACTGGGGATTATACGATACCAAGGAAGAAGAAACCGAAGCACTTATCGGTCAGTTATTTAGAGTACAGGATTATCTAGAATGCCTTCCAGTACAGCAGATAGTGATGGATAAGCTTGAAGCAGATGATATAATTGCCTATATAGCTTTGAGAGCATCAAAAGCCGGCAAAAAGATAACCATAGCTTCTTCAGATAAAGACTTCTTACAATTAGTAGATGAGAATATTCAAGTATATGCACCTGTCAAGAAACACGTATATACAAATGCCAACGTAGTTAGTGAGATAGGAGTACATCCTAAAAATTATAATATAGTCAAAGCACTCCTCGGTGATAGTTCAGACAATTTACCTGGTGTAAAAGGACTAGGAATAAAAACCATATTATCGGAATGGAGCAGTTTTATATACGATCCTAATGCATCACTACAAGACATCTGGGACCACTGTGAGACACAGCTAGACACAGAGAAACCCAAGAAAATCTTTGCTAAGATACTACACGATTGGGATAAAATAACAACTAATTTTAAAATGATGGATTTACATGATTCTGTTCTTGACGAAGGTGAAATTCAACTTATAGAAGAAGTACTAAGACACCCAGTACCTGCATTACAGACTGGAGCTTTTCTACATTTATTGGATCAAGATAAAATAGAAGGTGTTACTAAAAATACAGATGGCTGGTTAGAAAATTTTAGAGGGTTAACAACAGTGGTATGATTAAAGGAGTTATAGCAGGAAATTTTGACGTAATACACCCAGGATATATTGACATGTTTAAACAGATGAAGAATAAATGTTCCTGTTTAATAGTTTTACTGCATACCGATCCTTCAATTGAACGGCCTCATAAGTTAAAACCTATTCTTTCAGTACAAGAAAGAAAAGATATTCTACTATCATTAAAGTATGTAGACGATGTACTGTGTTACACTTATGAAGAGCAGTTGTACGATTTACTTAAAGTAGGAGATTTTGATATAAGGTTTTTAGGAGATGACTATATTAATAAACCATTCACTGGTGATGATTTACGACTACCTATTCACTACTTGGATAGAAGTCATGGATGGTCAACAACTAAGTATAAAAAATTAATTGCAGAAAGTTATGAAAAAATTAGTAATAGTTAGCGGGTACTTCAACCCTCTTCATAAAGGTCATTTAGATTTATTTGAAAAAGCTAAAGAACATGGAGACTTACTATGTGTGATTGTAAATAACGATCATCAAAGAGAGTTAAAGGGTTCAAAGTTTTTTCAAGATGAAAATGAACGAATACGAATTATTAGAGCACTTAAAGACGTAGATATGGCTTGGATATCTGTCGATGAAGATAGAACACAGAATAAAACCTTAAAAGTGTTAGCTGGTAAATTTTACGACACCTTAAAGCTTGCCTTTGCCAACGGCGGAGATCAGAACAACGACACTATCCCGGAAAGTGAAATCTGTAAGCAGTTTGGTATAGAACTAATTGACGGATTAGGAGAAAAAATACAATCAAGCAGTTGGTTATTAGGGGAAAAATAGCTATATTAAACATAAGATAAGATACACTAAAAGGTTATTATGACATTAAAAAGTTTGCAGCAATACGGTAAAGGATTCCAACTAAAGGTACTTGGTTCTTTACTTACAGATAAAAAGTTTTTACTTAATGTTAGAGACGTACTTTATGACCATTACTTCGACGCAGATTCACATAAGTGGATTGTAGGACAGATTATAAACTACTTTGATAAATACCATACTAATATTACTATGGATGTTCTTAAAGTAGAACTTCAAAAAGTAGAAAATGAAGTATTAGTAGTCGCACTAAAAGAAGAACTTAGAAACTCTTATCAAGCATCACAAGACGACCTAGAATATGTACAAGAGGAATTTCTAGGCTTCTGTAAAAATCAAGAAATGAAACAAGCTATTCTTGCTTCAGCGGACCTACTAAAAGAAGGAGACTTTGATGGTATTCGTAATATGGTAGAAAAAGCCATGAAGGCCGGAATGGATAAAAATATTGGACATGAATATAATAAAGATATTGAAACTCGCTACAGAGTTGATTACCGTCCTACTATTCCTTCCCCTTGGCCTATTCTTAATGACGGTATTCAGGGAGGTTTCGGACCTGGTGACCTGGCTATTGTTTTTGGGAACCCTGGTGGCGGTAAATCGTGGACTTGTGTTGCTATTGCTGCTCATGCTGTTGCTCTCGGGTATAAAGTTAATTACTATACGCTCGAGCTCGGAGAGGACTATGTGGGTAAGAGATTTGACTGCTACTTTACAGGGCACTCTATTGATGAAGTTAATAAACATCGCGGTCAAGTCCAAACGTACATCGAAGGATTAAAGGGTAAACTCATTGTTAAAGAGTACGCTCCTAAGAATGCTACAGTTGGAACTATCAGATCCCACATACAGAAGTGTATAGATATGGATCATAAGCCAGATATAGTTATTATAGATTACGTAGATTACTTAAGAGCACCTTCGAAAAGTAAATATGCAGAACGAAAAGATGAAATAGATGACGTTTTTATTGCCACTAAAGGTCTTGCTAAAGAACTTAAGATACCTATTATTACACCTTCTCAAGTTAACCGTATGGGGGCTAAAGATAATGTTATTGAAGGTGATAAGGCTGCTGGTTCTTACGATAAAATGATGGTTGCAGATATCTGTCTATCATTATCTCGTCAGAAAGAAGATAAGGTACTAGGTACCGGTAGAATTCACGTTATGAAAAATAGATATGGTCAAGATGGCATGACATATAATATTAAGATGGATACTAATAACGGACATATAGAGTTCATAGATAGAGCATCTGGTGCAGAATTAGAAAACAGGTCAGATAATAATTTTACCTTTGACAGACAGACAGTTAACAAAATTTTTGAAAAAATCTAAGTAAAAATCGGGACGAAACTAGAATATATATTATATTTATATTCACGTCCCCGAGGTCACACCAAGGGGACATTTTTGTCTTATCAACCACCAAATATATAAAGATATATGAGTTTATTAGAAGAACGGATTGTTTATAAGCCCTTTGAATACCCTAAAGCATACGATTACTGGTTGAAACAACAACAAGCGCATTGGCTTCACACAGAAGTACCTATGGCTCAAGATGTTACTGATTGGAAGGGTAATTTAAAAGATCACGAAAAAAATGTAGTGGGAGGAATCTTAAAAGGATTTGCTCAAACAGAAACTATCGTTAACGATTACTGGTCTACCCTTGTAACTAAGTGGTTTAGAAAACCAGAAATTATTATGATGGGAACTACTTTAGGTTCTTCTGAAACAATTCATGCCGAAGCGTATTCTTTACTTAATGAGCAGTTAGGTTTAGACAACTTTGCTGAGTTCTTAGAAGATGAGACTACAATGGCAAAGATTGAATCGTTGATGAATGTTAGAGACGGACATGACGGCACTCCTAACTGGCATGATAGAGCTAAATCTCTTGCAATTTTTTCTGCGTTTACAGAAGGAGTAAATTTATTCTCTTCTTTTGCAGTTCTTTTATCATTTAAGATGAGAAACATGCTAAAAGGAGTTGGCCAGATTGTAGAATGGTCTGTAAGAGACGAATCTTTACATTCAGAGGCCGGTTGTTGGTTATTTAGAACCTTAATGCAAGAACATCCTGAGTTTAAAACACCAGAATTAATTGCAGATATTGAAGAAGCAGCTAAAAATGCTTTACAGCTTGAATTTGACTTTATTGATAAAGTATTTGAAATGGGTGATCTAGAAAACTTAAGTAAGGATGAGCTCAAAAACTTTATTAAACATAGAGTCAACACTAAGATGAGTGATTTAGGTTTAAAACCTATTATCCCAGCATCTGAAATCGATAAAGGTGCGTTAAAAACTATGAAATGGTTTGATGCAGTGATTGCAGGTAAACAGCAAACAGATTTCTTTGCAAACAGAGTGACTAACTATGCAAAAGGTCATATGGACTGGTCTAAGGCGTTTTAATTTTAATTTATGACATTAATGGTAGATACCTCAACTTGGGAGGCAGGAAAAGATTATCCAGAATGGATGAACGAAGTTTCATTAGCAACTATCTCTAAAGGATATTTGTTACCTGGAGAAACTCCCCGTACAGCATACAGACGTGTAGCAGAAACAGTAGCAAAAAGACTTGATCGACCTGACCTAGCTAATAAATTTTGGCGTTATATGTGGAAGGGTTGGTTGAACTTAGCCTCACCCGTTTTATCAAACACCGGTACAGATAAAGGATTACCTATCTCTTGTTTCGGTATTGATACTCCTGATTCTATTAGAGGAATTGGCCTTACTAACGCTGAGTTAATGAGGCTAACTTCCTTAGGAGGTGGTGTAGGTATTGGACTTTCCAAAATTAGAGGAAGAGGGCAGAAAATTGGCAATGGAGATATTGGTCAATCTGAAGGAGTAATTCCTTGGGCTAAGATATACGACTCTACTATTATTGCAACTAACCAAGGCGCAGTTCGTAGAGGAGCAGCATCTGTTAACCTTGATATAGAACACCCAGATATTGAGGAATTCTTACAAATCAGAAGACCTAAAGGAGATCCTAACAGACAGTGTCTCAATCTACACCAATGTGTTACAATTGGAGATGACTTTATGCGTAGGTTAGAAATGAGAGACCCTGATGCAATGCAGTTATGGGTAGAAATACTTAAATCTAGAGTAGAGACAGGTGAACCGTATATTATGTATAAGGACACTGTTAATAACGCTAATCCACCTGCATATAAAAGAAATAACCTAGAAGTATCTATGACAAATATCTGTTCTGAGATTACCCTCTTTACAGATGAAGAACACTCATTTATTTGCTGCTTATCCTCAGTCAACTTAACGAAATGGCATGAATGGAAAAATACAGATCTCATTGAGACAGCGATTTATTTTCTTGACGGAGTATTAGAAGAATTTTTAGCTAAAACATCCGGTAGAGATTCGCTAATTAGAGCTCATAGATCTGCTAAAAAAGGAAGAGCGATTGGATTAGGTGTTTTAGGATGGCATACATTCCTGCAGAATGAAAGAATACCTTTTACTTCTATTGCTGCTACTTCCTATACTCATCAGATATTTTCTGACATTAAAAATAAAGCAGAAGCTGCTTCTAGAAAATTAGCAGAAGAATACGGAGAACCAGTATGGTGCAAAGGAACTGGTATGAGAAACTCACATTTGATTGCAGTTGCTCCTACCGTTACTAACAGTACGATTGCCGGAGGAGTATCAGCTGGTATAGAACCGCTACCCGCAAACGTCTGGACGTTTAATTCCGCTAAAGGTACGTTTATTCGTAAGAATGAAGCATTAGTTAATTACCTAGAAGAAAGAGGAGCAAATACTGAAGAGGTATGGGATCAGATTATGAAGGATAGAGGATCTATTGCTAATTTACCCGAAGATGTTATGCCAGCAGAAGATAAACCCATCTTTTTAACATTTGCAGAAATTAATCAACTAGAATTAGTAAAGCAAGCTGGTATTAGACAGCAGTATATTGATCAAACTCAATCATTAAACTTGGCTTTTGATCCAACAGATAGTCCTAAGTTTATTAACGAGGTACATCAAGCAGCTTGGAGAGAAGGAGTAAAGACTCTATATTATTTAAGAACAGATTCTGTAATTAATGGAGATATAGGTAGTAGAACATCTACTGATTGCTTAAGTTGTGATGGATAACTATTTATTATAAATGAAAACAGTTAGAATTAAAAATACCGTCAATTCAGCAGACATGGTTACTCTGCAGATATACCATAGTAGCATTACAGGTAGTAATCTACTAACTAGTAGTGTGTCTCAAAGCGGGGTATTTACTGGACAGGATTTATTTAATGGACTGGAGTTTCAAGTAGAAGACAGTATTGATCAATTTTTTGTTAAGAATCTAACCAGATGTACTAATGTTGGTTCAGGATCACTTTCTGAAAATAGTAATTATGTAGCATATTACACTGTAGACCCAGGTTCTAACGCATCAGTACAAATTACAGGAGAAGATTCTAGAACTAGGTCAAGTATTTCTACTACCAGACATAATTTTAGCCTTTATCCTACTCTTACTTTAGAAAGTTTACCAACCTACCCGTATGAGTTCGCCGGTTGGTATAATAATTCTAGCTACACTGGAACAAGATTATCCAATTCTAACCCAGTTTCTATCACTTCAGGAAGTTTTAGCGGGGAAACAAACTGGTATGCAAAAATAGAATAATAGTTGCTATTCAGTAAATAAATTCGTATATTATTAATTAATAATACAGTTATATGTCAAAAAATTCAGCTAAACAAAATGTAGAGCAATTAAAAGACTGGTTAGCATGGAGAAAAGCTACCACCAATACTAGCTCTAAATCTACTACTAATTCTGTTAGATTTTCTAAGGCAGATCATTACAACAAAACAAGAGAAAGATATGGCAACAAAAGCAATTAAGTTTTATGCAGAATGGTGTCAACCATGTAGAAACTACGCTCCTATGTGGAATAGAGTTACTGAAGAGCTTGCAGATAAAGATATTCGATTTTTAAATGTAGATATCGATAAAGATCATGCTGGATTGGCAGCTAAATATAAAGTGATGAGCATACCTACTACTATTGTAGTAAAAGAAGATGGAACTGAAAAAAGAAAAACAGGATCACTATCAGAACTAGAACTTAAAGAATTAATCTTATTTTAATATGTTACGAAAACCAAACTCAATTCCTGCAAAGGATGTTATTATTAAAGATCCGGCAATGGAACCGTTTTTTATCTCTAGATCTCAAACCGGAGGTTATACTGTATTTGAAAATGTTATTAAAGGAGAAAATAATACTGAATATATTAAAACAGTATGTTATCCTTCTAACTTTTCTAATGCATTGAAAGCTGTAGCAAGAGAGCTACTCAACTACAGTACAGGAAAAGAACAGACAGAGTATACTTTAAAAGAGTATGCAACTAGATGGGAAGAGGTAAATAACTCTATAGCATCTATTTTTGAACAATAGCGTCAGCCTATACGCTTAATAATACCTGGCAAATATTTAAATTATAAAATTATGGCAAAAAATGTTGTTGTAAGTCTTTCTGGAGGGATGGACTCCTCTACTTTACTACTTAGATGTTTATCTGAGTACGACAATGTAACAGCTTTATCTTTTGATTACGGTCAAAAGCATAGAGTAGAACTTGAAAGAGCTCAATCTTTAGTAGATTATCTAAATGATAATGTCTATTTTAGAAACGGTGATCAGATTAAGTATCAGGTTATTAAATTAGACGGGTTAGTAAATCTTCTTAACTCTGCTTTAGTAACCGGAGGTGCTGATGTACCAGAAGGACATTATGAGCAAGATAATATGAAAGCTACAGTAGTACCTAACAGAAACAAAATATTTGCTTCTTTAGTTCAAGCAGTTGCTTTATCAGCAGCTAATGCTAATGGAAACAATACAGATATTGCATTAGGTATTCATGCTGGTGATCATGCTATCTACCCTGACTGCCGTCAAGAGTTTAGAGATGCAGATGATGCTGCTTTTAGAATAGGTAACTGGGATGCTGAAAAGGTAGGTTACTTTACACCTTATTTAGAAACTGATAAGTTTGGTATTCTACAAGATGGTGAAAAATTATGTAAGGATTTACAAATAGAATTCGATGAAGTTTACAAACGTACGAATACTTCTTACAAACCTTACCCTTCAGGTAACTCGGATTATAAATCTGCTTCTTCCGTAGAACGTATTGAAGCGTTCATTAAGTTAGGTAGAAAAGATCCAGTTCAGTATGAAGATGAGACAGGACCTGTGTCTTGGGAAGTAGCTAAGGCTGCAGTTGAAAAGGTATTAACCGATTACGTAGCTTAAATTATAGATCCAATTAGGTTGTGCATGCAATTAGCTCCTCAACCTCTTGCACTTGCAGATGTAAAGTGATTGGATCAAACGCCTCCGTAGCTCAGTTGGCTAGAGCAGCTGATTTGTAATCAGCAGGTCGTGGGTTCGAATCCCTCTGGAGGCTCAAAGAGTAAAATATATGGGAGTCTATATTGTTGCATTACCGAGAACAGGGTCCACCATGCTCACCAAAGCTTTTGGTGCACAGCACGGGTGGAAGATTTACGCTGAACCTTGGAATCCATCATCTTTTGAATCCTATAATACTTTTAGCTTAAAAGAGGTACATAAAGACAGTCCTATTGTAGTGAAAACAATGATTGATGCTGTACCAGAATCTCATAAAGGTCCTGCTTATACCTTTCATGTTGAGATGGCTAAATACTTTGATAAGGTAATACTTCTAGATAGATTTAATACACAACTACAAATAGAGAGTCTGCTATATGCTAAAAAGACAGATGAATGGCATAAAAAATATACTGTTAAAACCCAATCTGTAGAAGAACTGCAAGGACTGAGAAGTTATGTTGAAAAACAAAAAGCACAACTAGAATGTTTATCTGTTGAATTAAATAATAATATTATATACTACGAGGATTTGTACTCTGGAGACTCTAGTACTAAAGACTCAATATTAGAAAGTTGGGGTCTGGTTAGTCAGAAAGCAAGACCATTTTTTGACCCTAAGTATAAATATAGACAACGTAATACCGAGCAGATACTGTTATGATACAATTAGGAATTTCAGCTTTTTACCATGATGCCGCAGCATGTATTGTTATAGACGGAAAGGTAGTAGCAGCAGCCGAAGAAGAAAGATTTACAGAAATAAAACACGACTTATCTTTTCCAATAAATGCAATTAATTATTGCTTGAAAGAAGCGGGAATATCTATCAATGATGTACGTCAAGTATGTTGGTATGAAATCCCAGCAGTAAAAAAACATAGAGTTTTAAGTATATTTAAAAAAAGATGGATAAGGACTCTCTTTACTAAAAGAAAATTTCTTAAAGAATTCGAAAACAATAATCCAGAAAAACTTCTAAAAGAAATAGGGTACGAAGGAGAAATATCGTATATTGCTCACCATTTAAGCCACGCTGCATTTTCTTATTTTACCAGCCCTTACTCAGAATCAGATATTCTAGTAATTGACGGAGTAGGAGAATGGGATACAGTAAGTCTCTGGAAAGGTAAAGATAAGAAAGTAGACCTAATAGAAAGCTTCCAGTTTCCCTATTCTTTGGGTATGTTTTACTCTACGATGACTGCTTTCCTAGGATTTAAACCTAATGAAGGTGAGTATAAAGTAATGGGATTAGCTCCTTATGGTAAACCTGCAAAGTACTACGACAAATTAAAAAGCATCTTTAATGATTCCGGTACAGAAATCAACCAAAAATACTTTACATGGGAGTATAGCGATAAGGGAATGTTTACAGAAAAGCTAATGATGCTTTTAGAGATTGTTCCAAGAGATCCAGGAACTGAAGTAACACAAGATCATAAAGACCTAGCAGCAGCAACTCAAGCTATTTACGAATTTTACTTTTTAAAGTTTGTAGAGATGATCAAATCTGCTAGCGGTTCAGATAATTTATGCCTAGGAGGTGGATGTGCATATAATGGAGTAGCCAACAATAAGGCTTACAAATTTTATCAAAATATTTATATTCC